AGTTTTATAGACTCCTTCAATATCTACATACTGACCATAAAAGCCCGAAGAAATAAAATAGTCAACCCCGTCCTCGTTGTTTGGAGGAACAGGGGAGACTTGCTTCTTGGGCTTTTTATATCCGTCGTCAATTGAAAAACCAAAAAGAGCCATTACGTTTTGAAGTTAACTTTTATCTATTTATTATCTAACTTCAACGCCATTTGCGCCATTATAAGCTTCCCACCATTGAACTTGGAAATCAACCTGGAATTCTTCAATCTGGCTATTAGCATCATAAGAAAGAGGAATACCAGAGATTGAAGTTGGGAAGATGCCGTGGAAGTTGTAGTATCTTAGGATAGGTACATTTCCAGAACTAGCAACTGCACTTGTTGTAGGTGCTCTACCAAGTTGATAAACCTTACCATCTACTTGATAAGCAGAAGGGTCAGTTTGACCAGAGTTATCAGAAACTCTATTGATGTAGTTCATCCATCTTTCAAAGGAGTTTCTTAGAGCGAAATCAGTATCGTTGATAACGGTAACTGACCAAGGCTCAAAGGTTCTGTCTCCAGCGATCTGGAGAGTTCTACCTCTGAAAGGAACTGGGATTGGGGTGATGGTTGAAGCAGGTAGTGAAGCTGCTTTTACAAGGAATCTAACCTTGTCGTTGATCTGGGATTCGTTAACTCCAGAAGGAAGAGCTGCTTGTGGGAAAGGAATTTCAACCTCAAATAGGTTTGGTCTAACGCCACCACCTGCTAGTCTTCCTTTGAAGTTATCTAGAAATCTTCCGTCAGATCCTGAATTTGGGATTTGTTGAATAGAAGGCATTGTTCTTTAACTCCGTTATTGTACTATTATTTAAATCAAACTCTTCCAACTACTTCTTCAAAGCTGATACCAGTTCTGGTAGCAACGAAGGTGAGTCCGATGAAGTTAATGCTGCGAGCAGGCTTGACATAGATGTCAGCTCTAAACTCGTTAGCATCAATAACATCTGGGGTGTTGTTGGTCTCATCACAGATTAGTCTGTAATCGAGAATTCCTCTCTTAGCAACTACATCACGGAGGTATGGCTCAACGATATTTACAAAGTTGGATCTTGTAATGGTATCGTTGAATTCAAAGAGTTGATCTCTAGCAGCTCTTTCAATAGCACCTTCGATAGTTAGGAACAACATTCTAACGTTGATTCTATCAAACGCAGATGCATATGATAGACCAGTCTTATCACCAAAGAGAATGATTCCAGCGCCAGGGGAGTATACAACAGGGTTGATTCTCTTGACGTAGAGTAGATCTCTTTGTGCTTGTGTTGGGTTGAACGCTAGTTTGACAGCGTTGTTGATAACACCTCTTCTAGAACCAGCAGGTGAGAACCATGGGAAGTCAGTGATGACGGTTCTGCAGAGGCAACCAGCGATATCTGCGTTTAGTGGTAGATATCTAAACTTATTGTTGAATCTGTCGTACTGATACTTGTAACCACTATCAAAGATTGCGAATGAAGAAGATGTGATTGCGTCGTAGAAGTTGATTAAATTGTCGGTTTGTGTCTGAGCGTTTGCTACATCTACAACTGCACCTCTGTGAGGTGAAATTAGTGCAACACAATCCTTTCTGTTCTCAGCGATGTTGATTAGCTGATTAGCTTTTGCTTGGGTGGTTAGCTTATCGCCAAATCCAGGACCCATGATTAGATAATTAACTGGATACTCCTTAACGGCTTCAAAGATCTTGTAGCCATTCATTACATCGCCAAGAGTTACGTTGTATCTTGGATCGGTGTAAGCTGAGGAGATTCCAGAAGAACCGTAAGTGTTACCACCTAGTAGGGTGTAGGTCTTAGCGCCAGCAGCGTTGAAGGTTACGCCTTGAGCTTTCTGACCCCATGAACCACCAGTGGTTCCACCGAAACCAGTTGCAGCGCCAGCAGGAGCAGCACCTGCATAGATGTATGCAGAACCATCAGCGATGTAATCCTTATAGTAGATTGGCTGACCAGTAGCTAGTTGACCATCAGAAGCCTTGGAAAGACCGAGGTGCTTCTCTAGGATGTTTCCAGCGATTCCAGTTACAGATCCAGTATCATCAACAACGACAACGTGGATTTCATCGTTCTTAGCACTTCTTGCATTAGCATAGGTTGAAGTGCCAGGCTTAGGAGCGATTGAGTTCCAGTATAGAGTTGAGTTGGTTAAACCTAAAGTTTGGTTGTTGTACCAATCGAGTGCCGAAGCGCCTGCAGTTCCAGTGGTTCCAATACCAATGAAGTTTCCGCTTGGAGTTGCGCTTGAGTTGAATGCGTATAGGTCAGGAGTATAAACAACTGCAGTCTCTACAGAATCTGCATCGTTAACAACACCAGTAACTTTAACATCAACATAGGTCATTCCGATGCCAGTTACAACACCTTTCAAATAACCAGAGAAGGATGAAGTTGTCCCTACACCAGCAACTGTAAACGTACCGCTTTGGGTAACAGCAGCACCAACAGCAACGGCAGAATAAGTTTGAACTGTAGAAGTTCCTCTGCTAAACGTTAGAGTGGTGGTTGCTGCACCAGGAGCTGCTGATGGAAGTGATAGATAAACAGTTCCAACACCGATTGAGAGGATAGTTGTTCCAGCACCGATGTAAGTACCAGATACTCTATCATTTAGTGCAAGACCAGTGGTATCAACGCCAACACTAGCATCAAATGCTTCACTAAAAGTACCTGCGGTAGTTGCAATTCCAGTAACTACGGTTGTAGTTGAAGTGCTTACGCCAGTGGTAACTCCAAGTAGTCTTTGATCAGCAAAAGCGTCGATTACGCAAACCTTAAGGTTGTTTGCCCAAACACCAGGATCCTTGGCGGCATAATACCAACCAGAAGCTTCTGTGTAGTTTGAAGTGTAGTCTTCGTAGTTCTTGATCTTTACGGTGGTGGAACCAATTCCAGCCATCGTTGGTGCGTTAGCGTTGTTCAGATTTGCACCATCTGCTCTTACAGTGCGTAAAACACCACCATAAGATAGGTAGTTAGATGCACTGTACCAATATTCGTACTGATTATCGTTCTCTGCTGGCTTACCAAAAACATTAACAAGATCTTTCTCATTCTCAATCAAAACTGCCTGCTCAACTGGGCCTCTTTCAAAAGGTCCAACAATAGCACCAGTCAATTGGCTAACAGAATCAACCCTGCCAACGGTTAAATCGACTTCCCTAACCTTAATTCCAGGTGAAACTAAACCTAAAGCCATTTGGATTCCTCTAGTAGTTCTTCATTTCTCTAAGATTATTTATTAAAATGTCGTTTTTAAATGGGGAAACAATGCACGAACAACCTACCAGTCAGGATATTCCCATTTACCAACATCTTTTCCCAATCTACTTGAAGTGATTCTTTTTATTGTGCAGCTTTTACATTCATAAGAATATGAAGATGGTATAAAACCTCGACTCTTCCTAATTAGATAAAAATCTTCTATTAAACTTTTAGTTTCACCACATGATCTACACTTTCTATCTACAAATAAAAGATGTTCTAAATTTATTTGCGTACCGATATCCATTATCGATAGTCCCACATGTATGAGCGATCTCCATACTCATCAGTGTTCCAAGTTTCTTGCCACACGCGCTGTTCTTTATCACTGGCAATCAGCCATCGATCACCAGTTTGTTTATCTACAAAACCATCGAACTCTTCCAAGCCGTCCATAATAAATCCAAATGGAGCCATGTCTTGCTCAATCTGATTCTTTTGCTCTTCATAAATTCTTTTACGAACGTCATTGTCCGTCATCTCCTTGAAGTAGGGTTGAACAACTAGCCATGCAAAAATAACCATGCACATTGCAAGGTCATCATTACATCCTTCTTCAGCCTCAAAGGATTGATTTCTTTGAATAAATGTGGTAAGCTCACTAATGATATCGTAGTCTGAGAAGATTAACTTATCATCCTCAATCATAGTTTTTAAATTTGAACAGCCAACTTTTTTAACTGTTTTACTCATTTTGAGTCCCAATTGAGACTTGCTTCCTGAGAAACCTTGTCCAACTAATTGACCCGCTCTACCTCTCATGGCAACCATCAGAAGGTTCTCATATTCCAAATCAAACTGAATAATTGATGCTACTTGATCACCAATATCATTAATTTCAACTAGAACATATGCTTTATTGTATGCCGTTGCAAACTGTTCAATGATGTTTGGGAACAACATTGGTTTAATCTCATTGTTCCTATACTTTGCTACAATTTTGTAGGGGAAATTTGTAATGTCAAAAACAACAAATGCTGAATAGTCGTGAGAAACTCCTCGTGCAACGTCAACGGTTAAAATATAGTTATGATCTTCAATTGGATCTTCATATACATCTAAACCCTTGTGAGATTTTATAGGATCCTCATATACGAGTGCCTTGAGTTTTGCAGCAGAAATTAGAGTATCAACCGATCCTAAGAATTCGCACTCAAATTCTTGTGCAAACTGTTGCTCTGATGTGTTTGCAATAGTCTGTTCTTTCCAGACAGCATCTCTACCTGGAACTTCCGCCCAATGAACGTCTGTGGTTACATATTGGTTTTTACCTCTCTCAGCATCATGCCACAACCTGTAGAAGTGATTCATACCCTTGGGGGTAGAAACAATAATAACCTTCGTAGATTTACCAGATGAAATAGTAGGATATACAGAACTGAAGAAGTCGTCTGCAATATGGTTTGGGATGAACGCAAATTCGTCCAAGAAGATGATGTTGAACGACATGCCTCGAACAGCAGATGCAGATGTCGATGCAGCGATAATCTTAGATCCGTTCTCTAACGTTAAGCTACCTTTGTTCCAGGCAATGATACCCTGCTGCATCCACCTAGGAAGGTTCTCATAGGCTGTCTGAAGCCTCTCTAACAGCTCTCTAGCGGTTGATGCCTTGTTTGCAAGGATACCGATGTTTACGTTGTCATTAAAGACCGCATAGTGAAGTAGATAAGATACAACAGTAGTAGACTTACCAGTCTGACGAGGCATCTTACAAATATTAAATCTATTTCCATGGAAGTTTTTAATTAACTTCTCTTGGAAATCATACATTTTGAAAGGTATCAAACCCTGGTCAACGTTTACAATTTTTACATGGTTTCTTGCAAAGTATACTGGATCTTCTTTACACTTCATGAATTCGACAATTTGATCTTTTGTGAATTCAATCGGTGTATTTGCTTTTTTTAGATTAGGATTACCAAGATAAATGCTATCACTCATAATAAATTACCTACTAATTTCTTCCCAGTCCAGTGATGCAAAAACATCAGCACCAGCACTATTCGTAGCACATACAAGTGTCAATTCATAAGGAGTTCCAGTCAATCCATTTCTTTCTAACTGAAACTTAAATAGTGCTTCTTTCAGAATATCTACATTTGCAGAAGATTGCTGTGATGATGAGAAGAAACCA